AAGGCGGTATCGATCCTGGGTTCTTGGAAAGCAAACTGATTAAACACGCATTCGACGGATATCCCAAAGTCCGGACCGGAAAGTTTACTGTATTCGAAACTCAAGAAGAACCGCAGGATATTGACTACGGATTAGAACAAACAACCGTTATTCAGCCCAATCAACCCGGACAGCAGCCACAAGCCCTCCAACCTCAATCGGAAAACCCTTTACAGGAATTCGGAGAGCAACCACAAGCGGAACCGGTACCCGCATCAGGTATAACAACCCCAATATCACAGGAAGATGAAGACGCCGGATTTTAATAAACTCGATCAATCACTTAAAAATTTATCACAATGGATACACAAGCTAACAATTCTCTTATTAAAGTGGAAGAATTCAATCAGATCATGCAATCGGCTCCTGCCACCTTGCAACGCAACCAAACTTCCGTATCGACATGTAACCAAGCCGGACAAACACTTCTGGACACCATTGAAGCGGAAGGAGGTATTAGCTCGGATGAACTGGATGCGAAGGTCTCAGAGTATTTGGCAAAGACGAAAATAACAATAGAAAACATGAACAAGCGTCGTAAGCCATTGACGCAACTTCTGGCTACGGTCAGCAAGTCTTTTACCTCTTTGGAATCGGCTATCGACGTCAAATCGGTCACCACTATTCCTTATAAGCTCCAACAGGCCCGTAACAAATACGCGGCCAAGAAGATTGCCGAACAAAAACGACGGGAAGAGGAAGCTCGCCGTAAACAGATGTTGGAGAACGAAAAGGCTCAATACCGATCGGATATCTCTGTCATGTTGGATACAGCGTATGCCGCATACGTTGAAAAGCATATCAATGCACTAAACAGCATGTTCAACCGCACTACTCTCGCTACCTACAACGATGTATGCCGACGAATATCCGAAACAAGTATAAATTTCTCCTGGAGTGCTTTTGTAGAAAACGTTTCTGACAACAAACAAACCTTCTATATGGACGCAGAAACCCGTAAAGCAATAAAAAATGAAGTCGCTATACAAAAGAAGAAAGATTTTACAGAACGTTACCGTTTTGAAATAGAGGGTACAAAGCAGGATTTGATCGACAAACTCCCCAGCCTCCGCAAACAACTGGAAGAACAGGAAGAGCTACGCCGTACCAATGCGGTTGAAGCTGCCCGTATGGAAGAAGAGCGAAAACAACAGGAAGCGGAAGAAAGAAAAAAGCAGGAAGAAGAACGCAAACGCCGGGAAGAAGAGGCTAAGGCCAAAGCGGCTGCTGAAAAGTCTGCTGCCGAAGTACAGGCAGCATTTGATTTCTCAGCAGCCAGCATGTCCCCTACTCCAACGAAAGCCAAGGTCAAGAAGAAGATCCAGATAACCAATCCACAAGGATTCATGCAGGTATATCAGATGTGGTTCATGCGCGAAGGAATCAATATGAGCATGGAGGATCTAGAGAAGGTACATAAGAAGATGATTACCTACTGCGAGAAAGTTGTGAATAAGGACGGAGAGCAAATCCAATCCGCATATGTAAAGTATATCGATGATGTAACAGCCAAATGATATGAAAAAGAAACTCTATCTGTCCTCATGGATAAACTTCGGAAAATACAGACGCGAGCCAAGTATTCTGAAAAAGATTCTCGATACGGAAGAGGGCCGCAAATGGTTCCGGTGGCTGATGGATAACACCTACAATTTCGAATTTGACTTTGCAGTCATTGAATATCTAAAACTCAAGGAAGAAGATGCAAGATACGTATTACCAACGGTCGGAGGTTAGTAACTCGGACCTTACGGAACTAAAGAACCTCCTCTATCCCCGTACCCAATACGGGGATAAGGAGAAAGCCTTCAAATTCGGCAGCCTAATCGATGCGATGATTACCGAACCGGAAAGGGTCAGGTATGACAAACGCATGGTGGACGATATATTGTATTCCGGCGAGGATTGGGAACTGGCAGAAGCCATGAAGAAGTCCCTCCGCATGGAAGCCCGACACGATCCTTTCCTGGCCCAAGTGCTTGCTAAGGCGGAAACTCAACGATTCATGGTCAATAAGAACCAATGTTTCCAATATGGCAACTTCAAATACACGCTCGATACCCGGTGCAAATGGGACTGGTGGCTTCCGACCTACGGATTTGGGGGAGACCTGAAAAGCACTTTTGCCAGCACACAAAAACAATTCGATGAAGCTATTGACTTTTTCGATTGGGACCGTTCCCGCGCCTGGTATATGGATATCGCAGGCAGTCGGCAGGATTTCATCTATGGTATCTCCAAGAAAAATCAAAAAGTGTTCAAAGCATTCATTAAACGAGGCGATACGATTTACCAGAAAGGTAAAGAAAAATACGAAGAACTTGCCTTCCGGTGGTGGATGCTGTTCGGTTGAAAATAAATAGGATATCCTTTTTTTCGGAAGATATATTTTAAAGACAAACAGACATGAATTTAAACATCACACCCATAGATAAAATATCCAACGAGTTGGCAGCTATTGATTCCTATCTGAATATTACCATGAGTGAAGAAGTCCAAGAAGCTGTCCTACGTGGAAACGACCTTGCCGTCTATATCGCCCGGACCGGGAAACTGTTAGCAGATGCCAAATACCATCTGAACGGGAAAAAGAAATCGGAAGTCTTCGATACGTTACGGGAAACAGCCTCACGTGCCGGGGCTACCTCCAAGGCAGTAAATGCTATCATTGACAGTCTGTGCAAAGATGAACAATATCTTGTCGATTGGTGTGAGCGTTTGAACCGGACCGCGACTCATCAACTGGAATGGTGTCGCACTGTAATCAGTAAAGCAAAAGCAGAAATGGCCTTAGCGCCCCAAAGTTATAACAATCCTAAATTTTAAAAAGTATGGAAGATGAATTAGTAAAAGAACAACCTGTGTATGAAATTCAAAAAGTTAAGCTCAAGAACAACCAGGTAACGGCAGATTATACAGAGCGATTTGTAGAAGCAAACTACAAGAACGAAGTAACCAAATCATCCCAGCAATTCGTTCATCCGGACCTGTTATATGCCATGAGTTTGTTAAAGACTCATGCCGTCAAGATTTGCGAAATGCAAGAAGCCGGAGTTGTAAATATCGAAAATCCTTCGGATGATGATCTGAATGAGAAACTGAAAAATATCGTTGTCACGGGGTATAGCAAAGGTGGATCAGACGAATCGGCCGGTGTTTCTATCCAGGCACAAAAGCTATTGAAAAGCGGACAAGTCCTTAACCTTTCCGTCCCGTTTACAAAATTCGAAGACGAATCCGGCGAGGGATATCCGTATGGAGATGCTTTAAAACAGGCGGTCAGCCGACTTGACTACGAAGTGGACGCTTACCTGTTCGGCGGAAAATATGGAATCAAACAAGAATCGTTCGATTTCGATGTTCCCGAAGAAGCAGATATTACCGGAGAAGCAGAGCCGAAGCCGAAGAAACGCGGCCGCAAGAAAAAAGCAGAAATGGAGGATGTCACCGAAGAGATAAAAGCGTTTGACGAATTTGCATAACACCTACCACTATGACAATTACACTGCAAAATACAGAAAAAGGGCAATGTTATGCGGTGAAGTTTGACAGATACCGCCAGCAGGTTGTAGACAAGCTGAAAAGCTCTGTTTCCATCCGCTGGTGGGACAAACAAACGGGCGCATGGCTGATTCCGGCAACCAACAAATGCAAAGCAGAATTGGATCAATTGACTTATTACGTCCGCCATTTCGAACCGGTACAATGGGGAACGATTGCACAATCACAGACAGAGGAGGATGTTGCTTTTCAAATACCGGAAATGCCGGAACTAGACGGAGAACATGGACTGAAAGTACAGCCTTACCCCTATCAACTGCAAGGAATTGCACGAGGCTTGCAACTGAAACGGTTTATCAATGGAGACGATATGGGACTTGGTAAACAACAACCGGTCAGTAGTTACGTGGCTACTCCAAACAGCTTCAGACGGATCGGAGAGTTACAAATTGGAGACGAGATATTCGGCAGGGACGGAAATGTATATGCCGTAAGCGGCGTGTTTCCACAAAAAGAACGCCGCGTGTTCAAAGTTACGTTCTCTGATGGCGTATCCTGTGAATGCGGGCCAGAACATCTGTGGTGTGTCCGAGATGTCAACCGTAGAAGAAAGGGGAAAGGATGGATCACCAAGACAACACAGGAGATCATGGATTCCGGCGTAACCTACAACCTGAAAGGTTTTGGCCATAACCATACAAGACGGAAATGGGAAATCCCAATGTGTGAACCTGTGAAGTACAAGGAAAGATTATACATCATCCATCCTTACATCATGGGGGTACTTTTGGGAGACGGCCATCTTTGCGGTGGTAACGGAAAACTGTCTTTCTCTACACCGGATATGGATGTGGCTATTGCCGAAAGGGTAAGAAAACTTTTACCCGGCGACATGCTATTGATACGGGACGATTACGCCACGTGTCCGCGATACAACATTACAAAGAATCCGACAGTCCACGAAAATCGTTTTTACCAAGAGATCAAACGGCTCAAAGCAGACAAACCGAGTGTAGAGAAATTCATACCATACGAATACATGCACGGATCGGTGGAACAGCGCATCGACCTCTTACGCGGTTTGATGGATACAGATGGATCGGGAAAGAAAAACAGGATCACCTACAGTACCCTTTCCTATGGCATGGCACGTGACATTGCCCTTTTGGTACGTTCCCTTGGAGGACAGGCGATCATACGCAGGTACGACAGGCGAAATGAAGGTAAAGGCGTGGAGTTTCAAGTAAACGTGAGGATCAAGGTTTGCCCGTTCTACCTCGAACGGAAAGCTGCCGAATGGAACATCAAAAAGACGAACTATTGTTCACGGTATATCTCGTCTATCGAATATATTAGAGAGGAAGATTCCGTATGTATAAGCGTAACCGCTCCGGATCATTTGTATCTGACAAACAATTATATTGTAACGCACAATACACTTGAAAGCATCGCCACTATCAACAAGGCCGACGCCTTCCCCTGCCTGGTAATCTGCCCGAATGTTGTCAAGATCAATTGGCAAAGGGAATGGCATAAGTTTACAGACAAGAAAGCGATGGTATTAACCGATTCCGTCCGCGATAGCTGGCCTTTCTTCTGGCAGACAGGCATGAACCAGGTTTTTATCGTAAACTACGAAAGCCTACGAAAATACTTTGTCCGGCGGATCATGAAAGCAGAGAAATGGACATTGAAAGATGTCGAATTTCACAACACGATCAAACTGTTCAAGTCCGTGATAATCGACGAATCGCATAAAGTCAAATCAACGGCCACCCAGCAGACCAAGTTTTGCAAAGGCATTGCATCCGGGAAAGAATATATCATCTTGCTGACTGGGACACCTGTTGTCAACAAACCAAAGGATCTGGTTGCACAATTGGGTATTATGGATCGCATGATCGATATGGGTGGATGGAAAGGTTTTATGCTTCGGTACTGTTCCGGTCCTAACCAAGCGAGCAATCTAAAGGAGCTAAATTATAAGCTATGGCAACACTGCTTCTTCCGCAGAGAAAAGTCGAAAGTACTCACCCAACTACCGGATAAAGTGCGTCAGATTGTTTCCTGTGAGATAACGAACCGCAAGGAATATATGGATGCGGAGCGCGATCTGATCGATTACCTGAAACGCTACAAGGAAGCAGATGATGAAAAAATCCAAAAGTCACTGAAAGGGGAAGTGATGGTTCGTATTGGTATTCTGAAAGATATTACTGCACGCGGTAAATTGAAAGAGGTTATCGACTTCGTGAAGGACTTTCGGGAGAATGGGAAAAAGATCATCCTGTTCTGTAACCTGCATGAAATTGTAGACCGCCTGATGATAGCTTTTCCTTCCGCCGTCTGCGTCACCGGACGACAGAATATGCAGGAGAAGCAGGCTTCTGTCGATGCCTTTCAAAAGAATCCGAAGACGGACGTTATCATCTGTTCCATTAAAGCGGCCAGTGCCGGTATTACGCTCACAGCAGCCAGCGATGTCGCCTTTATTGAGCTACCTTGGACGTATGCAGATTGTGATCAGGCAGAAAGCCGTGCCCATCGCATCGGGCAGAAAGACTCTGTGAATTGCTACTACCTGCTCGGCCGTCGGACAATCGACCAAAAGCTCTATCGGATCATCGAAGAGAAAAAGCACATCAGTAATGCCGTATTGGGGGCTGAAGATAATATCCAGACAAATATTGTCGATATGGTAGCCAATCTTTTTGATACGAACGAAGAGGAGGAATAAGCATGAAAATAGATATAAGAATCATAGCATCATTACTAACCGCTCCTTTTATTATCTTAATATGTATAGGTGAATTGTTTCTTATTATATGGATTATTCTAAAATCATTAGGATGCCTATTCTATTTTGTTACTCGATTAGCGAAAAAGAAAGGTACAAATATTTTAAATAAAGAAAGGCAGCGCCTCACAGCGCCACCCACTCATAATCAACAACAAATATATCAAATAAAGACGACTATGGCAAGTGAGGCATTGAATAAATATATTGAGAAACGTTACGACAGGTGGCTGGATTACGCTAAGTATCACTGCTCACTTGCCGGAATGACAGACGAAGCTATTGACGTGTTGAACGAGGTAATGTGTATGCTGCTTCAAAAGCCCCTGGAGCATCTCTCCCGATTAATGGAAGCCAAACAGGGTAAATATACTGAACTTGACTTCTATATCCTGCAAATGATAAAGCTAAACGTTACCTCAGACACGTCTCCATACCGGCATAAATACAAGCCCATTCCGGTAGATGAGAATGTAGATTGGCGACGGCTGAATATCATCGACGAACCCGACGACAGCCCGGATCGTACCGAATATATCCGGGAACGTATGCAGGATATCCGGAACATAATCGATCAATTAAGCTTATCCGAAAAAGCCAAACGGATCTTTGCTTGGAAATTCTTTGCAGGAGAGTCTTTCGCGGATTGGCCGGGACCGGAAAACAGGAAGGAGTTGTATGAAGTTTACAAAAGTGTTTTCAGTGCAGTGATGGATAAGAAAGATGGGAGGTTGCTGTTTTGATAAAAAGGGGCGTCCGGATATCACTATCTGAACGCCCAGCCTTATCTATGAAAATTCACGAACTACTATAAAAATTATTTATCATCAATACTAACTAATTCTACATCATCAAAATCAAAATCTATTTCCATCTGTTGATATTGTTTAGGATAGGCAACATCCAACATTTTCATAAAAACATCCCATTTATAGCCAGAAACTCTCCCAAGTGCTTGAACGGCGGCTAAATGTTCTTTCAATTTGGGCAAGCCAACTTCTTTTGTTAGAAATTGATGATGCCTAAAACTCCTATTACCAGATTCATTTTTTGGATTTGCCTTTTTTAATTCGGCTAAAATAAGAGGGGCGATTCTTTGGTATACAATATCATCTATCCATTTACCAATAACACCAGGCCTTTTATTTGTTTGAGTCCATGTCCAATTTCTCATTTTGTATATCATTTCAAAAAAACTATCATCAAAGACTTTTACCCATCTTGAAGCTTCTTGTGAAATAAATTGTTTTAAAAATTTTTGAAGTTCATCTTTCGCCCTTGTTTTTTCTTTATCATATCCTGTCACTTCGTCAACAAGAGCTATTATGCCAGTTTTTGCAACAGATCGAATTATTATATCTGCGTTTCTTACGATTATTTCATCATCAAACTCTCCGTCGCGATTTGCTTCAATTATCCCAGAACATATATCAATAAGTATAGTAACCTCATACCCATAAGTCACTGACTGAGAGCCACCAGCACCAGGTCTTTTGAATTTTATAGGATTGTTTATTCTTTCTATAACACTATTTTCACCGTCGCTAAATCGCATTGTCAAAGGAGCTTTATTAACGAATGGAGATAACCATGCTGCACTCGTTCTGTCTTTATTCAATACTTTTTGTATTCCTCTTCCTGAAAATACTCTAGTACCATCTTCTAAGACATAACAAGGTATTTCTAAATTTCCCAAATGAAGTGGGGTTTTGTCCGAACCAAATTTTGCAACTAAAATTTTTTCTTTTTTGGGTTCTTCATCTTCTGCAAATAAATCTGACACTTTTACATTAAGAGCCTTTGCCACCTTTTCCAATGTAGTTTTTGTTGGGTTTCCATTGATAGCTTTATTCAATCCAACAGGTGTTATCCCAATCTTTTCTGCAAGTTCTTTTTGAGTTATACCTTGCTCCTTACAAATATCATTTATCAACAACATAATACACATAGTTTAATTATTCAACATCAGCAAAGATACAAATTAAACCATATATGCAAAATTTTAATTCAACTATTTTCTGTTTTGAAACAAAAAAACCGCCCTACCTTCACTGGCAGAGCGGCCAATACTAACATTAAATCTATAAAACGAAAAAAAATCTACCAAATACGATAAAACCCACCTATACCAATATAGGGAGACAGGCCATTTCTTCCTATCCCATAACCAGTCGTAAGGCCTATTCCCCACCGACGAGTTTTCACTTTTTCTGTTATGTAAATTGTCTTCTGAAACACATCGATACTGTCGAGCGAAGGATTATATCCTGACACCCAAGCGTGATAATCATCCGTCAAGTATTCTTTCTGTGTGACCGGGATAGGTACAAAAATCGGCTCTCTCACTGTATCTCCCTCAAGTGTGATGTAGACAGGGAACAGTTCCGGAACCGTCTGGATCACCGTTTCATAGACAGGATAAGGAATGCTATCTCGAATCGTGTCACGCAGAGTCGACGTGTCGGTTTTTCCAACAAGCTCATCCCCTATCCTATTCGTGTGCCGGCCGGCCAAGAAGCAAAGAAGGCAGAGAATCAAAATCAGTATTACATGCCAAGTTTTCATGATTAATATTTCATAGCCATACCCGTATTTGGAGGCCGCCCGGATATGAAAAAGGCGGCACATCTCAAATTAACATGAGGAGTGCCGTCTTCTGTTCTCTTAAGAAAATAAGACGAAACTAATTTTGTATTTTCACTTTTGGAGATTTCTTAAACAACTCATATATCTGAGAAGCTCCACCGAAAGGTAAATATACATTTTTAAGTTTTGTTCCGATAAGTCTATCTTTAGCTATTACACGACCTGTTGAATATACATCATAAATGAGTTCTTCCATAAATCTATCAGGAAGTCTCACCTTATCATCTTCTATATAATTATTCAAGTCCTTTATATATAGTACAAAAGAATATGATATACATGCCAGTTTTTCCGACGTTTCTTCTTTTTCAATAAGATATGTCAAAGAAGCTTCCGATACCAAGACACTTTCATTTTTATTCAACTTAAAAGAAATAAAAAATTCAATTCCCGTATTATCCGTTTGATCCAACGATGAAAGAATCTCAGAGTTGATAGAAAACGATTCCTCTTGTATATCCAATATTTTTACTTCTAAAACTTCAGTTTCCATTATAAACCATCTTTAATCCGTTAGACGCATTGACTATTGTATCAGCATTTTTTACAGATTTGCTTATCGGATAAGTTGTATATGATGAGTTGTAAAGAAAAAAAACACTTCCATCTAATGTTTTTTTAACAGACAAGATTTCACAATCAAGTGCAACCTCTATTTTCTTTATTGTAGATATCGTAAAATTATGGGTTCCACGCATCCATTTACTTATTTCAGCTTCACTCTTTCCTAATTTAGTTGCTAAATCCTTTTGAGTTAATCCTTTCGAGGCCAAAACACAATGTATCCTATCCGCTATTTTAAAAGAAAAATCTACCCATTCCCGTGTTTCCTCGGAAATCATAGTTCTTCTTTTCTCCAATATTTTACTTCGTTTCATCATCGTTCCTTGTAAATTTTAAGTTTCCTATAAGTTCACCCGATTCATTTATACATATTTTTCCACTATGCTTTCGTGATTGAATGAATCTTTCAGTATCAACCAATCTATTAACTATAGATGACAATAATGGACTGTCTTGCCATTTATCAGCGTCTTTTATTCCTCCATTTCCTAAAATAAGAATCTTGTTCGAAATTCTGACACAGTAAAGACGAATCTTGCTTGTCTCTATTGGTATAGCGGAAATACCACTTCCATATCTATATTCAGGGCGAAAATACCTTTCCAACGCCCCTCTACGAATTATGTTATCTAACCATGATAAAACAATATCCAAATCTTCTTTATATTCATCATTATCTGAGAACCTTAAAACGAATTCCTCAAACTCTGTATATTCATGTCCATCTATCCTAATCGAATATAAATTCAGTTTGTCATATTGCTCTATTAATTCGACTTCATATCGTTCCATTCTTAACTTTAAAGTTAATACACGATGCAAATATGGAATTTTTTCTTTCGTGATAGAAACAACGCATTGACTTTAACTTCCACATTAATTTTTTTTCACAAACAGCACTCCCCACAATGTCAAAGAACGATTATAGACAAGTAGTCTTTTATTGCAACAGATTCCACCCGGCAATAACATCCAGCATATCGGCTTCTACCCCATTCTCAACCTTGCTCATCCCGGCCACAATACGGATCATCTGCTCTCGGTCATTTACATTGATCGGATCATCAGCCGGGATTCCGGCATAGTCTGAGACAGCCTTGATATAGGCTTCCGTGTGATTGTTGTCCTCCGGCGGGGCCCAACGGG